GTACAGCGATGCTTCCCATCCCTGAGAAATCTAGTATTTCATTTTGTCGAAAGCTGATTCTGTGACCCAGAATTTCCTTTCAGGTTTATGTTCCTCAAAGACCTGAATCATCTGTCCAAAGTCACCAACTCTTGTCGGGGACATATTGGATGTGATTACAATATCACCAGTGAACTTATTTCGGAGTCTCTGTAAGACCTCCTTTTCAGGTTTGTTTGTCTTTTTCATGATAAACCCTCAGTATTAGTTTTTACTGCCTATGTTATATTTAGCTACCAACTCCCAATCATTCTTTTCCTTGTATGGTAGAATTTTGATTTGGTGTATAGGTGCAACATTTTCAGCATCTATTACATTCTTATTTATAATCTTTAGTAAACCCCAATCTTCAAGTAGAAGGGCTATAGCATTTCTTCGTGCAATATCCGAATCATCAAAGTTGGATGGTTTGGAGTCCAACTTAAACAACTCCTTAAAGTGTACCAGGTAATATTTGCCTCTCTTGTGCAGTATGTGACAAGACTGGTATAAGATATTTTCTTTCCGTGATGATACACCAATTCTAGTTAGTGTTTCCTTGATTTTTAGGAAGTCATCTTCTTCCTTAAAGTTTATTTCAATAAATGATAGGAGCAACTCCTCCATTCTGTCAGACTGTTGTGCAAGCATATCATATCCTCAATCACTGGCAGAATCATTTTGTTCCACCGGCATCTGTTAATTGTTTTAGTTTTTCAATGTCAGTATCCGCGATTAAATTAATTACTTCCAGTGCTCGAGCGTCTGAATACCCAAAATAAGATTTAATGAGATCAACCGCACTATTTTGTACAGGTTTACCCCACTTGGCAAAAGACCGTCTCTTAGCTCTAACTGTATTTAGTAGAAATAGATATTGTTGATTTTTGTCAATAGAATTTCGAATATTCATTTCATTTGCAAATAATACACAATCTGATTGATATGACAACCCCCTATTTACAAGAAATGGCACATAATCCTTTTGGAAAGTATCATCAGCAATATTCTTTTTGCCTAACATAATATCGTTTAGATAATCAAACGGTGTCATTTGAACTCCACACCTTGCATCATTTCCAAGAAGAATGCCATCAAATTGATCTGTGGATCAGCAACGAATGCATGTTTATATTGATAATCAGCCATCAACACAACAGCATTTGGAATAGAAGATGGTTGAATGATATCAGTCAAGGAATCGAAAATCTCCCTAAAGATTGTATTTGGGTCAACATCATTAGTTGCAACCCATTTACGGAGTGATGAAAAGTCCTTATTCTTCAGGAATTCAACAATAGATTCAATCTTAACATTGTTGTTGAGGTGTTTTAGAAGAGACTCATCAATCTTACCAAATTTAGAGTATCGCTGCAACTCATTCAGAACACGACGAAAGTCTGGAAAGTGTTTGTTGACAAATCCAGCAACCACAGAATTCTCGTACTCAACATGTTCAACATTCAAGATTGTTTGAATTCTCTTGAAAAACAATGATGCCATTTTAGACTTTTCAGTATTTTGAAGAGAAAAGTCAATGACTGCACATCGAGAATGGAGAGGTTCAATGATTCTGTTCTTATAATTGCAGGTAAAGATGAATGAACAATTACTAGCAAATTCCTCCATTGCATTACGCAAAGCAGGTTGTGTCGAGTTTGGATTTAGATAATCTGCCTCATCAATAATGATGACCTTGCGTTTCCCATCAAGGGACATTGAAGAGGCATATTGTTTAATCTTTGTTCGAAACACATCAATGCCTGATTCATCAGAACCATTGATAACAAGGTACTCACAACCAATCTCATTGCACATGGCTTTAGCAATCGTGGTTTTACCCACACCTGCACCACCAGACAACATCAGAGAGGGTATATTACCTTGTTTGACATACTCTTTAAAAGGAATCTTCAATCGGTCTGGTAGAATACACTCTTCAACGGTCTTTGGCCTATACTTTTCCACCCACAAAATGTGGTCCATTTTCATAATAAATTCCCCAAAGGTTAGTTAGAGAAGGTCGAAGTAGATTCAGTAGTTACCCAATATTGTAGGTCTTTATTTACATTTTTGAAGTGCGCGATGCCTTTTGAGGAGATTTGTACCGAGTAACTTCCCCCAATAAACTTAAAGTACTCGGTGCGGAACACCATCTTATAGGTTGCACCATTACCATCACCAATTTCTAGGGCTTCATTATGAGCCGAATCATTAGCCATATCCTTGGTACTCATGTACACCTTATTACCATCAGATTCAATGACAATGTTTGGTGACTGTAGTACACTAGAAATCTTCTTAATCCAAGAATAGTCTTCTTCGGATAGATTAAAGGAAATCTCAGGATCATTTAGAACGATGTCCTTTTCAGGAGCAACAACGATCATATTTGAATCACAGAAACGGTAATTAATCTTACTACGACCACCATTGCCGATGATATTAGCTGACTTATCACCAATATCAATATCAACACCATCAGCATGAGCACTAATTACTGACAGGAAGTTATTCATGTCATAGATACCAAAATCATTAGGAATGTCTTCGGTAATTTTGGCTTGGGCTAGAATACTCTTTTGTGGAGATACAGTTCGAAGAGTTTGGCCTTTTCGGAAATACATTCCTTGGTTAATCTCCGAAAAGTTTTTCATTATATTCAATGTTTCGTTACTTAGTTTCATAATCTTTAACCTCACTTTTAAGTCGTTCAATATAAATTGTTGCGTCCATAAGCTCCTCTTGTAAGTGCTGGAGCCATCCTAAAAAATCAATATCCTTTCGTTCGGTTGTGGTGCCATACTTGGCAAATCCGAACTCCATTCTTGATTTATAAGATTCTATCACATTCTCTACATTCTTGTCAACCATTATAACCGTCCAACATGCTGTGCAATTGCAGGCATGTTACCTGCAAATTCATATGAACCAATATGTCCCAATTTCATCCACGGACAAAGGTGAATTTTACCTTCCATCTTTCTCCACATCTGACAGAACATATAATCCTCACTCAGGTATCGATCAGATCCACCTCCAGTAATACTGGTTTTTGTATCGATAACGGTGTCGAAGAATGCATGGATGTATCTGTATCCATCAAAATTTTCCTGACCAACATGATCGGGTTTATAATGAATCGATGGATAGGTTTCAACCATCTTGTCGAATACTTCACGCTTGATTAACATGAATCCAGTACCCAACTCCATAACCTCTAGTGGTTCAGTAACATCAAATTGTTTTGTTCCAGATACAACATTAAACACATACTCACCAACCAATTGTTCCAATTCATCAGGTTCAATATCTGGTGTGGACTTAACAGTATCTAGAATATTTTTCCAATTGATAGACTTCTTTGGATATGGTGCACCAATAACATCTTTATCTAGTGCTAGTAGTGTAATAACATCCTTGGCCTCATAATGGATGTCTGAATCGATAAACAATAGGTGTGTGCAACCAGATCGTAAAAACTCATCAGCCAAATAGTTTCGAGCCCGAGTAATCAATGATTCATTGAAAAGAAATGAAAATTTAACTTCAACGCCATACTGATTCAATATATTTTGAAGGTCTAAACTAGACTTCGTGTACATTCCGTGACACATGCCGCCATACATTGGGGTAGCCACAAACAGTTTCTTTTTCTGTAAGTCCTCAACCTTAACTTTAATTTCCATAATAACCTCAATAAAAAAAGAGAAGTGATATAAGGTATATATCACCTCTCCTTTACAACAACTTAAGTTTTATTCAAAAGCATTAACACCTTGTTGTCGAAGAGCTGCAAAGCCTGCTGCAATAACACGCTTACTAGGTTTGCCGATTCGATACTCGGATACAGTTTTACCATTCTTTAGACTCCGAGTATTGGTGTAGATGGAATGACCTTCGTTACGCAATTCATGAATGCGGGCACCAACATTTTTGATACCATATTGGAACCGAGCCTGAGAGACAGTCAAACTCTTACCGGTTGAAAGGAAGTTCAAGATTTTTTCTTTTGCTGACATATAATTTCTCCATAACAATTTAGACCGAATAATTTCTAGGACTGGATGTACCTAGAAATAAGGGGTCGGTCTATTCCCCTTATTCTGTTTTAGTGATTAAAAGGTTTCAGGTTCAGTAACACCTTCACCAGAAACTGCGGAAGGATCAGTAACCGACACATCCGTATCGATTTTGGTGTAAAGATCCAAGAAGGAAACTTTCGTATCCTCATCAAAGCGATTCAAGCAGAGTTTAATCGCCGTCAACTTATCACCAAAGATACCGTAGGTTTTAGCAATGTGAACCAGACGGCGGGTGGAGATAACTTCATCAGCAGCACCCTCGGCGAAAGATTTGCGAATCACATCAGCCCAGTTGACCAGACGAGAAGCAAACTCGGAGTCCTCATAACCAGAAGACAACAACTCCTTGGCAATGATCTTTTTCTCAACCACGGTAGGAGCCCAATCTTGTTCCATAGTCACAGGGAAGCGTTCAAGGAAGGCTTCATTCAAGACATTGGTGAACATATATCGACCATCATCAGAACCTTTGCCTTTGGTGTTAGCCGTAGCAAAGATGGTGAAACCCTCAGCAGGATGAACAATCTCATTCTTCTTTTTCAAGAGAAAGGGTTTACCCTCAAGAACACGCTGAAGAGTAGAAAGATTTTGTGCACCGTAGTCAATTTCGTCCAAGCACAATACAGCACCTTGA